TGAAGAATATATAAATGATGATGGTGATAGTGCCACCAGAATAAAACCACAAGGAATAGACCAAAGTAAAATTATAGCTATACTAACTAAAACTATACAAGAGCTTGAAGCTCGCATAACAGCACTAGAAGGTTAATTATTTATGTCTAACATGACAGATTACGAAGCAGCCACCCAGATCTACACTCTTTCCCTACACGACGCTCTTCCGATACCGCCAAATAAAGTTAAAGCAGTTTCACCGCCTGGTTGTAAATATATTCTGTTTAAATCATTTGGCGAATCATAACCAGTTGTTATGTATAATTGATTATCACCGTCTTGTGCGTATTTTATACTAGCATATTGAGTACCGCCAGAATTATGTTCAAATAATATTTCAGCACCACCACCAGATGTTTGTTTTTTTACTAATATCTGTGGGTTTGAACTAGAGTTTACAACTAATTTCGCACCTGATGGGGTTTGTGTACCAATTCCAACATTTCCATTACTACCTTCAATAAATAATCTTGATGAAGCTAATGGATTTGTTGTTATGGAACTTTGTGATGCCGCTAAAAATAAATCACCATTGTAATCTGAAAATATACCTGACCTTACATCTCCTAAACCACCATTAGCAGCATCATTTCTTGTGCTAAAACCAATTCCGTGTGGATCAAAATTTGTATTACTAAATCTATGTACTAATAAAGGAACTGTAGTTGCTTGATTAACTTGCAACGCTGTGTTTGGTGTAATTGTTCCAATTCCAACATTTGAATTATAACCAACAGACATAACAGTTACTGGTGCAACATTTGCAGTTCTACCAATGTTAAAATCCATTCTAGTATCTGTACTACTATTCCAATAATTTGATATATTATTTCTATAACCATTAGTTGAATCGTATGAAAAATCTAAGCTACTTCCTTGTGATGATCCTATTGTTAATCTAGCTAAAGGTGTTGCATTTCCGATTCCAACTCTTGAATTATCATCAATTATCATATTTAGCTCATAAGCTGATGTTGTTCTATTGTAATGTGAAAATCTAATTGATTCAGTAAAATCAGATGCGATTGTTAAAGAATGTAAATCCTCTAAACTTTCACCAATGTAACTATATCCACCAAATTTTAAATACTTTCCCTCTCCAGGTATTAGGACATTACCAGCACCAGTAATCTCCATATCTAATGTATTCCCTCTCATAAATTTAAGAGGTGCAACAGTATAGTTTCTAGTTATTCTAGCTTCTTCTGTCCCAGAAATATCATAATATATTTCAAGATTTGATGATGTTCCTATGTTACCAAATTTTGTTCTACTTACATTAGTACTAACAAATTCATTTAAAATACCCAATGGATATGTTCCAGTAGAATGTGTACGAAAACTCCCTTGGATGTGCAAAGTACTTGATGGCTCACTTACACCAGTATTAATTCCAACATTACCACCAAAAGGATTTAAGCTAATTGTTGATGCACTTGATCCAGTAATATGCCCAGATTGTATAAAACCAGCCGAGCTATTTGAACCATGACCACCACCAATATACATTCCGTAACTAGAGCCAACTCTATATGGTGCAATACTTAATGCGTTGTAATCAGTTGCCTCATTTAAATTTGCCGCATTACCACCAACATCCATAGCAATACCCAACCTAGTGTAAGCACCTAAATCAGCATTGTTTCTAATTTTAACTTGGTCAGTTGAATTTATAATTATTGTGTCTGTCCCAGAGCCACCTTGTATACCTAAAATACCACTACTGTTAGCTGAAATACGACCTTGATTTACCCAACTAGAATTAGTAAAAGATACAGTATTGTAAACTTGCATATCATAATAAACCCTTAAAGCATTTGATGCATCTAAACCAGAATTTATTAAGATTGGTGAACCAGTTGTAGCTTTTTCAATATTATTAGTCATTAATGTAGTTATAACACCTTTGCCATTTATATTAACTTGATCTGGTAACATTCTAACAATGTTACTAAAACTCCCATCAACATTACCATTTGAAATTCTAAAATCTAAATAGCTTCCAGTCGAACTTGATGCAAAATATGTTTTTAATGATGTTTTTCTGCCAGATTGTATAAATTGTACAACTTCATCATCTGGTGCTGAATTATTTATAAAAATACCATCAGTTGTTATGTTTCCATCTGCTTGTATAAAACCTGATAAATGTAAATTTTTAAATTTATAATCTGATGTTCCAATATCAACTAGATTATTTGTATCTACACCAGAGCCATTTAGAGGAACTAACCCAGCTCCACCAATACCAAATCCTTTATTGTTACCATTAGCTGCATTATCATAAATTAATGAATTTTGTATTACTAATCTACTATCAACTGTAATTCCAGTTGTTGATATATCACCACTTGTCAATGTACCAGCAAAAGTTGCTGACTGAGTTGAGCCATCTAAGGTTAATGCTAAAGTGTTACCAGTATTTATTTTTAAATCACCACTAGCAGTTGTTATTTCATTTCCGCCCTGACTTGTAATAAATCTTAAATCATAATCATCACTAGCTGGTGCTTTTAAATCTATAAAACCACCACTAGCACCACCAACCTCAATACTTGCTAAACCAGTCGAAGATGTTACATTAATACTAGGATCAAAAGTTATTGTCCTATCAACTAAATTAGGCACATCATTTGCCCTACCAGCACCAAACACCTCAATTTGTCCATTACTTGCATGAGATTTTATTACTACTGCAATTTTTTGTATTTGATTTGATGTTGATGTTGGTTTTGTGTTTGTTAAAACTCCAGCAGTACTTCCAACATATAATTCCTCACCAGCAGTAAAACTAGAGGTATTAATCCCAGTAACCGAACCAACCATAACACATTGTCCCTCTGCCTCATCTGCAATAGCTTCATTTAATATACCGATTGCTGGCATACTAGCAGTTACATCATTATCAGCACCAATAACTTCAATTACATTACCACTAGGTGGTGTCGCTGTTGGTGATGCATGAACAGCAGCACCTTTTACTAAAGCACTACCACTAACATTTTTAACTGTGATTTCTATTCTTTTTGCAACATCTGCATTGGCAGTATTATCATCTACATATTTTTTTGATGCTGCATGAGCATCTGCTGTTGGTGTTTCTGGTATGGTTACTTGACCACTAAAAGAACCAGTAGTTCCACTTATAGCACTTCCAGTAATATTGCCAAATGTTACATTACTAGTAGTTGAAACAGCTTGACCAATAGCAATTTCACCATTAGTTATTGTTACACCAGTTCCAGCTGTAAAACTAGCTCTAGCTCTAGCTGTTGTAAAATATTGATTAACTGATCCCTCAACTAAATCATTTGTATCATGATTAGATAATGAGCTAACAGTTCCAGTAACATTACCCTCTAAATCAGCATTTAAAAGCGATCTAGTATAACCAGTTCCAGTTACATCAACAGTTGTTGTTGGCTCGACTTGTAAACCTTCATACAATCTAAATTTATCAGTACTTGCATCCCAAAATAAACCAGTGTATTTTGTTGTAGCTGATTCTACATATTTTCCAAAAAATCCAATATCTAATGTGTTTGCTGTATTGTCTTTTGCTAATTTTATTATTGGATCCTCAACTGCTAAATCTTCTACATTTAAATATGTTAGTGTACCATTTACAGTTAAGTTGCCAGAAATTATAAGATTACCACCAATTTTAGCATTACCAGATGTGTGAAATTGATATGCTGGTGTTATTCCTATTCCTAATCTAGTTCCTGATAAATATAGTGGGGAATCATTACCTAAGCCATCACTTAATAGTTTTGGAGTACCAGTTAGGTTTGAATTATCACCAATTTTTATTATTGCATTATAAGTATCTTGAACTCTTAAGCCAGTATATGATGTAGCCATAAATTGTTTTTTACAAATTTAAGCAATTTCATTTACCTTTGTTTGCCTTGCCCTTTATACTTTTTTTTGTAGCCATTTTGACCTTTAGATGCATTTTTAGAATGTACACCTTTTCTTTTTTTTCTTGTGTTTGCTCTATATGTTTGAACTATATTTTTAGCCATTATTTTTTAAATATACTACTTGATTTTTCAGCAGTTCGCCCACCAAAATAAGCTAACACTACTGCCATCATAACTTTTTCAAATGTATCATTCCAAGTTTCACCTATATGAAATGGCACACTTTCTATACTATCTAATATACCAGCCAATGAAAAAACAACAATACACCACACTAAAACTAATGGGCGCACATTTTTAGATAAAAAACTATCACTCATTGAGTCAGCTTTCCATCTACTTGTAATGGATTCAATTTCTTTGTTTTGCTGTTCGTAAATTAGTTGCTGTAATTTTATTTTATCCTCATTAGATATTTTTGATTTGCCTATCTCAGCTAATGCATCTTGAGGCGAACTAACACCACTTAAAACTTTTCCTAATGTTGGATTAATCATTGATGCCGCACCAAATAATAATTTGCCAACTGTTGTCTCTTTGAATTTCTTTTTATCACTCATAATTAAAAAATCTAAAATGTAAACCAAACAAAATTAAATATATATTAAGCTCTGAATATTCAGCTTTGTCATCTGCTGGATAATATGAAAACCCTAACAATGGTCCACTACTAATAATATCTAATATGCCAAATTGAAAATTACCCATTAGTAATATCAATATATTGTGTTTTGCCTTTATTTCTAACTGCTTTTAATATTCTATTTCTATTTACAGAATCACTAACATAGCTAACATGAACCCAATCTGGATTTTCTTCGTTTCCAAATTCCCAAATAATAGTATCAAAGTTTAAATTTTCTTTAATAAAATTAAACATCTCTGCATTTGATTTATGACCATAAATATCATCTATATCCATAGCTTGACCATAACAATGCTGTGAGGTTTGTTTACCATTTTTAGATGCACCGCCAATAGCTTTGTTAAGTGCCTCTGATCTATAAAAAGAATTAATCTTTATTGGACCATCAACCCATTTTCTAAGTGGCTCAAATATATGCTCAGCTACATTTTTCATATTAGATAAAATATTGCCATCTGGTGTATTTGCTAAACCTAGTCGCATTGCTGTAATGCTTTTTGTTGCTTCCTTTTCTGAAATGTGTTTACTAATCATAATAAATTATTTTAGTTAGTAGATGCTCGCCTATTGCCCTTTATTTTATTAATAGTGTTTTGGATTTCCATGTTGCTAACATTTATTTTAAATGATAAATCGGCAACATATTGCATTCTTATTCTGCCAGTTTTATCAATAATAACAATGACTGGAACTGATGTAATGCCTTTTTGAATGTCTTTTGGTTGATCTTTTAAATAGCTAAACTTAACAAGCACACCATTTAAATCACTTAAATCATAATTATTTCTCTCATTCCATTTTGCATTTATTTGCAAAACAGTAACATCTTGAGCTTTAACATAAACCGCAACCAATACAAATATCACACATAATATAAATTTTTTCATCTTTTTTTAAAAACTTTATTCTCTAAATCTTTTATTGCTTCTTTATTTTCCTCAACATCTTCTTTTATGTTTTCTGTAAGTTTATCAATAGTAACTATGTTTGATCTAATCAACTCATCTTTAAATTTAAACTCCATTTTTTGAACAAACTCATCACCACTAAAATTTTCAATTTTATTTTGCAAATCAGAAATATCACCTTGTAAAGTAAACCACATACTAGCTAATGATACAGTTCCAGCTATAATTATACCGATTGTTTTTAAATCAAGTTGTACGTTAGTATCCTCACTAATTTTTGTTGCCATCTTCTTTTTTTGTTTTTATTTTTTGTATTGTATAAATTATTGTAGCTAACAATAATATAATTCTTAATGTAACCTCTATATTAGTCAATGAAATGCCTAAAGCAAAAGTATTCATCATATATAATTTCATGTCTGTATATCCCATTTTAACTTAATTGTTCTACTCTGTTTGATAATTCTATAACTCCTTTAAAATAAGTGCCACCATCTGTATCTTCTTGGCTATAAGTAACACCCTCATTAACACACCCATAAACTTTAAAATCATTGGCACTTAAATCAAAATATCCACTTGATCTAGTTCTTAGCAAATTTAAACAAGTATTTACTAATATATTTGCATCCAAATCACCACCAGAATCACCTTGAAATTTTGTAACAATTTCAACTCTAGTAATTATCTCACTAGTAAATGATTGTTGGTTTGAATCAATCTCATTTGTTGCCACACTATAAACCCAAATATAAGGAGCTGCAAAAGATCTGCTAACTCTATTTGTAACTTGTACTGGTTGACCACTCAAACTAATAGTGCCTAGTGTGCTAATTATAGCTTGCCTTATAAACCTCATCGGATCTTTCATCTAATTTTACTATTTAATTTAGTTTCTATTTTTTTTGCAAAATTTCTAAACATAACCCTGGCTGGATTAAAAAAATATGGCTGTGGCTTTTGCTTACTTGTGCCATATTCAACAAAACTTGAGTATTGCATTTCAGATACAATAGCAACACCGCTACCATCTTTACTATAATTTATTCCACTTTTTAATGCACCAGTATCAACTGGAGCTTTTAATTTTTGTTCTTTTACAATATTTGCACCAGCTATAGGCAATCTCTTTACTATTAGCATTTTTAACAACAACATTTAAGTCAGTCAATATTTTATTGACATTATTTAAATCAGCTTTATTAAATTTTAATTTACTTTTCATTATGAAAAACTTACAGCTTCAATAGTTGTATAAAAATCTGGTGTGCTTTCAAATAAATTTACAATTCTATATTTATAAGCACCACCAGAAAATTGTAAATAATATTCAAAATAATTATTTGGACTAACAAGTGCAAAATCTCTAAATATTAATTTTATCTTTTTAGATTGTTTTCGGCTACCATTTTCGGTACTCATCTCACCACTTACATATTCAATATTTGCCCATAATGTTGTCAATAAACTAGGTGAATCAGTAAAGCCACCAAAACCATCTGTTGTTTGATTTAATCTATATACACCAATTCTAGTATCTAATTTGCCAGCATCCATTATAAGTACATTGCTTTATATGAGTTTAAAATATCTCTAACATCTGTTGGTATTGATTCAACATTACTTTTTTGATCTGAACTAAAGTCAGCTCTATTATCATAATAAGTTGATACTAATTGCATTATGGCAGATTGTAACAATGAATCATTTAATCCAGATGTTACATAAACAACCTTTATTTTTTCAGATGGTCCGCCATCAAGCTCTATACTTTCATTATCCAAACCTAAAACAGAATATTCAATAGCAACATCATCACTTTTTACACTTGTAATGCTACTAACTGGACCAAATGGCAAATCAAATAAGCCATTAGTTTCTGGAATGTAATATGTTCTATTTTTAGAAACGATGTCCCTAGATATATAATTTTCACACCATATTCTAGCTTGTGTTAAAATAATAGCGATTAAAGAATCATCTGTTGAGCCAGAAATTCTAGCATAATCTTTAAAATCAGATGTACTAACTATTTCAGATCCAGTTGTAGAATTAATCTTTATTTGTCTCATGTTTTGTTTCTTTTGAATCAATTTTTAATTCCTTTGTTTCTTTTTTTTTCGCTTTGATTTCTTTTTGGAATAATTCACCCCAACCCTTGCTAACCCATTTAGAAGAATTGTTATCATTGATTTCAATAATTTCACCAGCAGGAATAATCTGCCCATCTTTACTAATATCGATTTTTAATTTTATTTTCATATCATTAATTTTTATGTAAAGATAAAAAAAAAGTGCCACTAGATTTTAGTGACACTTTGAAGAACTTAGAAAATACTATTTATGAAATAATAGCAAAGTTATTAAAATTTTCTTTATACTTTCCATTTATATTTATTTTTAAAGAAGTTTGTCCAAGATTAGGTATAATAAAAAAACCATTATTACTTTCATCCCATAACGCAAAATAATCCACATACTTTTTTTCATAAGATGGCAAACCTGTTCGCCTTAAAGTAATTTGAACACTATTGCCGCTCCTTAAACGATCTTTGCCTAAATACTTTATTTGTATTTTAAATAATTTGCCATTTTTTTCTAATATACAATCATAATAGCTAGAACTTGATAATGGAGTTGACACATTAAAACCTAAAGAAATTGCTGTTGATGCAAAATGATATTCGGCAAAACAACCCTTTTGGTTATGATTCATAATCTAAGGTAAAAAAAAAGAGAGTGATTTCTCACCCCCTAAACAAACAACCAAACAAAATTATAAAACAAAATTTAATTTTCTTTTATCATTTTTTGAATTTCATAATATTTTTTTAAGATATATATTTTTTTCATTGGTGAAATTTTATTCCATTTATCCTCTCCTATAATTGAATAAATAAATAAATCTGTATCCTCAATTCTTTTCATAATTATATAAAACTGATATTCCTAATATTAATAAAAATATTGCTGTTAATAAGTCATTAATAATTATTGCTGATCTAAATGCAAACAGTATTAATAAAACCCCTAAAAGCACCCCTATTTGCTTCTTGTTGCTATTGTCCATGCTAATAACCTTTTTGATTGTTCAACCCTCTCTAACCCCTCCCAATCACTTTTTAATGCTGGATGAATTAACTTTTCAGATTCTTCAAATTTTCTGATTCTTCTATTCACTTTAATTCTGTGATTTAATGATTCTCTTGCACTCATGATTAACAGGGTTTTGATAAATAATAAAAATCTTCTTCAAATTCATCAATGATCTGATCTTCTATGTCATCCATATCTTCATGATGAATTATACTTGTTACATCAACTTCATTGTAATGTATCGATACAATATCAGCACTAGGTGGAGAATTTGTTTCTTGTTCTCCTGACCAATATGTAAATTCAACAAAGAATGAGTTGCCCATAAAATTAATTATTCTTGTGTGTGTTTGTTCTTTCATAATTATTTACTTTAAATATTAAATCTTTTGTCTTGAATTTTATTAATTTCTTTTAATTCAACAAATCTAGCATCTACTATATTTAAGAATGACATAGCTTTTCTACCTAATTTTTGTTTTATAGCTATATCAGCTTTTTCTCTGTTGATTTGAATTAATTCTCTAACTCTCATACCCTCTCTGTGTAAGGCAAAATCTGATAAATTTTCTAAGTGTTTCATTGTTTGATTATTTACTTCAAATATATAAACAATTTTTTAATTCACAAAGTATTTTTTAAAAAAAAAGATATTTTTTATATTCTACTCCATAAAAAAAGGGGAAAATTAATCCCCCTTTTAATATTAATAACAATAAAAACTCCTATTATGGTGTCTCTAATGCAGTTTTAGCAGTGCTAAATGTACCATCAATTATTCCAAGTGGCAAGTAAGTAGCTAATGCTATTCTTTCTTGACATCTCACCGTAACGAATCCTTCTCTGATGTTTATTCCATCTTCTCTGTGGAATGATACAGATAAGTTTTCTCTGATCCATAATTGACAAGAATTAAAATCTCCAACAAAGAAAGTTCCAGCATTAACTTCATTGTTAATAATTACTGGTACTCCCATAAATGAAGGTTGTAATCCTTGATACACTTGGTCTTTTAAATATCTTGACTGGCTATCCTTCAATAATAGAATCTTGTGAAAGTCAGTTGGGTTTAAAAGAATATAGTTTGGCTTATAGTTAGATAAAGCTAACTGATTAATAGCAGCAACTAAAACATCAAATTCA